AGCGGGCCACGACGGAGAGCTATTACCTGGACCGCTCCCAGGTGTTCGGGGTCATCCTGCCACCGTGGGAAAGCGGATCGCCCGACCAAAGCGGTTTAGTGCTTCCTGCCGCTTGCCGCAGCGGCACACCGGCCGCAGGCCCAGGCGGCGCTTGAAACGGACGTAGCGGGCGCGGGTGATGCCCAGGCGGTGCAAGGCGGCGGCCAGGTAGTCGCCCAGGCCGGGCCGGATCCCGTTGAGCTGGGCATAGCCACACGCGCAGTAGATCCGCGGCGTCGTGCAGGGAACGCGCCCCGAGAATCCGCAGGCCGGGCAGCGGAAACGGCACTGGGCGGGATCGCTTAGGCGTTGATTTCGCACGTCGGTTCCACCTCATCGTCGCAGATGGCGTATTCCCCGGACTTGGTGGTTACTTGGGAAAACGGCACGTCATAGTAGGCTTCGCAGTCAATGGAACCGCTGCTTTGGGTTTCCAGCCATTCCCAGAGCTGTTGCGGCCCGAATCCGGGATGACCTTGGTAGTCGTAGAGGTTCAGTTTCACATTCCAACGGGCGTTCGGCGCGAATTGGTCCAGTTCGGCCGTCACACTGTACCCCAGGTCGTCACCGAAAATCGAGAGTTCGCAAACGCCCTCCATTACGTCGGTAAGCCTCCAGCGGCAATACTCCCCGTACGTCCAGGCGGGTAGAAAGTACGTCCCATCAATGAGCGTATCGCAGTCGCAAATTCCGTCATCAAATCCGGTGAACGTCACGGGCAACGGGTCAATCCGCGTTCCCTCATCGCAGCCCAGACATTCCGGTTCCAATGGGTTGCAGCAGGGATACCAGGCCAGGCCCACTATCAGCAGCGCCACCAGCAGCCATGCGGTCATGTCGTGGGGCACTCCATGGTGAGAATGACCCAGGTTTGCCCGTCATGGTGACCGCAGGGCCCGGCGGCCCCGCTGGCCCCTTCGAACACGTAGGTGTTTGGGGTGGACGTGGCGCAGTTGAGGACGGTGATGGTCGTGTTGAGGTGGCGCCGGCCACGACCATATTGGGCGGTCAGGGTGGCGCTGGCGCTGTTCATACTGGTGGTCAGGGCTTCGGTCAGTTGGAAATGCCCAAACGGTTTGGGTCCGATGTTCCCCTGATTTCGCAGCGCCCGGAGCTGGCCGGCCAGTGTGCGCACTTCCAGCCGGAGCTGGTGATACATGCGGGCCAGTTTGGCCATGGCATCGTCGCTGAGGGTCCGCAGTTTCATCGGTCACCCCTTGGCGAAAATCACCAGCGGCAGGTCCAGGAAATCCGCCAGTGGGTCTTTCCGCCAGCGGATGAATACCCCGGCCGCTTCCGCCACCCCGGTCAGCGGTTGCCCGTTGCCGTTGAGCAACACCAGTTCCGGGGTCGGATCGTCGCGGTAGTTGAGGATCGGGGCCACGTGCGCCATCCCGGTGGCCAGGTCGCTGGGGCTGATCACGCCCCCGGCCCCGTCGGGATCCCCGCTTGCCGCTCGGCGCGATAGGCCGCGGTCGAGAACCGTTTCCAGCCATCCGTCCGTGGTCACCGTCCCATCGGCGCGCTGGCGGATTCCAAACTCGTACGTGTAGCGGTAATACACGTCGTCCTTGTGCCAGAACGCGGCGGCGTTGGCTCCCATGCAGCGGACCGTATAAGGCTGGTGGGTCTTCTTGTGAAACCCGTAATCCTTCATCATCCGCTTGGACCAGCGCAAGGTATTGCCATTGATCCGGCCGGCAAAGTCATCCAGTTTGTCCTGGTCGTAGAAGGTCATGATCCCGGTTACCCGCAACACGGTCATGGGCACGTCACGGGTCAAGGGCGGATCGTAGACAACGCCAGCGCTGTTGCAGACCGGCCCGAGGGTTCCGGCGGGGCGCTGGTAGCCCAGGTCACCCCCGTTGCTGGGCATGCCGTCCACGTTCCAGGCGGCCCACACGGTTTCCTGGATGAATTGGGTACTGCTCTGTACGTCATACCGCCAGTCCAGCGGATCGTCGCTCGGGTTCCCTTCACTGTCCGGCTTGGGTTCCTCGGGGTCCAGCGGGGAATAGGTGAGGGTCGCGGTCCAGTGCCACGGGCTCTTGGGGTCGCGGACCGGGGCGATGGATTTGCAGCGCACCGTTGGGTCTTCGCGGTCCCCGTAAATCAGGATGGTGCCCAGGCCGCGACCGATCCCCGCCAGGTAGCTCACGATCGTTTGCCCATCGTCGCGCGCGCTGTCTACCCGGATCTTGTACGGGCAGGACCACTCATGGCGGTTGCCTTCGCGGGCCACCAGGGCGGCGTGGTCGGATGCTTCTTCAATGTGCGTGACGGTCATGTTGCGCCTAGAGCGTAACGGGTTCTACCTGAATGGCGGTATCTTTCATGCGGGCGTAGATCTTGGCCAGGTAGTCGGCGATCTGGCGGTGGCGGCGCTCGGCGTCCTGCCGTTCCCGGCCGGCTTGCTGGAGCGCCGAAAACGCGCCCCCGGCCCGGGTCGCGGCCCCGATGGCCGGGGTGGCGGCCAGGCTGCCCGCGGTGCCCATCAGGTCTTCCCGCGCCTTGAGCATGCCCCGGCGGTAGGTTTCCCAGGAGATTTCCCCGGCGGCCACCAGGGCGTTGAGTTCCCGCATCTGGTCGGCGAATTGTTCCCCGGGGGTCCGCAGACTGGTGGTGATCTGCTCGGCCCGGCGGCGGGTGTCCTCGGCCAGTTTTTGCGCTTCGGCTTCGGCTTTCTTCTGGGCGGCTAAGAGTTCCGCGCTGGTGTCGTCGGCCCGCTTCTTGGCCGCATCCAGACCGCCCTGGAAGCTGCCGATGGTTTCCTGGGAACGCCCCATAAGATGGTTCCAGGCGGCCAGAATCCGGGTGATCGCGTTGGCGATCGCTTCCAGGGCCGGGGCAACCGCCACGGCGATCTGCGCGACCATCCCGCCCCAGGCTTGTTTCATGCGGTGGATCGCATCATTGGCCGCTTCCACCATGCCCCGCTGGTCGCCCAGGGCCAGGCCCAGCCGGGCCGCGTCGGCGCCAAACTTGTCCAGGCCGGCCGATCCGCCTTCGAGGATCCGCAGCATGTTGACCCCGGAGCGCCCGAACAGGTCCATGGCAATCCGGGTCTTGTCCGCCTGGTTGGGAACGTTCTTGAGCGCGTCGGCGATCGCGCCCAGGCGCTGGTCCGTGGGGAGGGCGTTCATTCGCTGGGCGGACAGGCCAAGGTCGTCCAGCGCCTTCATGGCTTCCCCGCTGCCTTGGGTCGCTTCTGAAATGCGGTTGTTCATCTGGACAAACGCCACACTCAACGATTGCACCGATTCGCCAGACAGGCCGGCGGCATGCTGGAGCGCCACGAGCTGGTCGGCGGTCATGCCCACTTTGACGGCCAGTTTCGCCTGGGCGTCCAGGGCGGTCATCTGGTCGGAGAGTTGCCGCAGGGCGCCGGCCGCGGCAGCCAGTCCCGCTTTGACCGCGGCCAGGCCGGCGGTGAACATCGCCATGCCCCCGGCCACGCTCTTGCTCATGCCCTGTTCCAGCCGGGAAACGTCCTGCCGCGCCTGGGCAAACCCTTTCTTGAGTTCGGCCGTCTGCGCTTCAATCGCAATCTTGATGGTGGCGGCGGCGGTGGTCATCGGCGATCACACTTTCCAGGCGGGCAATTTCGTCGCGCACCTCGGCGGCGCTGGGCAGGTCAGGGAAGTAGGGCCAGAGAAGTTGAAGCTGGGCGTCTTGCACTCCGGCGCTTGTGGCCAGGCTGGCAATGGTCCGCAGGTCGTCCCGGTGGTCGCTCCAAGGTTCCTCATTCCAAAGGGTCCACCATTCGTAGAGTTGTGCGGCGCTGAGTTGTTCCAGCAGGTAGTCGGGGTGGATTACTCCAAGGTCTCGGCAGAGTTGGAAGGCGAATCGGTACAGGGGCCGGGCAAGTTTTTTTTTGCCGCGGCGGGGCCGATCCCGCTGATTTCCATGGCCCGCTGACCCAGGTCAATCAGGGTCGAAAAGCGCGCTTGCCGGGGCCACTCTTCGGCGCTGGCTGAGGGCGCGACGACGCACATGCTCAAGAGCTGGGCATACCAGGCAATGGAGCGATCGTCGGGGGCGTCGTCGTCCATGTCGGCTTGCAGGCCGATCAGTTCCGCGGCCGAGAGCGGGCGCATGGTCACGTCCCGGCCCCAGGGCTCGTAGCGGAACGTGACGTGTTGCAGGTCGTATTGAGCAACGCTCATAGTAGCCCATTAGGTGAAGGTGTCGGCCACGGCCCCGGTGCGGACAACGGTGAAGCTGCGCTTGATGGCGTCCTTGCCGGTGAATTGGGAGGGCCGCACCCCGGCCACCTTGCCCTGGAATTGCTTGGTCCAGGTTGTTCCGGCCACACTGGCGACAATCCGAAAATTGGTCGTGTTCCCGGTTCCATACCAGGTATCCATCAGCGCTTCCCCCGTGTCCCCGGGGTCGCTGATCACTTCAAATTCTAGGGTGGACATTTCTTCAATGCCCAGTTCGGCCACCGCCGCGGTGTCTTCCATGGCGGTCATGTCGATGATGGCGCGCTCTTCGGCCGGCGGGGTGATCGAAAGCGCTAGGCCGATCGAGTTGTACGTATTGGCGGCCGATTCGATCTGGACTAGCGCGCCTTTGCCGGGAAAACGTCTCTTGGCCATTGCTCAACTCTCCAAGTTTTTCGGATAGTTCGGTGGTCGGTCAGCCCTTCACGTCGGCCAGCAGTTGCAGGGCCCCGACGTTGGCAATCACGGCGGTTCCCGTGGCACTATCGGCCACGGTCACGGTCAGGCGCACGTCCAGCATGTCCCCGGGGGACAGGCCGGTGGGGGTGATCGCAAAGTCATAGTCGGCGTCGGTCAGGCTGTTGATACTCTGGGCCGCGGTGGCGCAGATGTCGCTGCCGATGCCCCCCTCTTCGTCGCTCTTGTAGGCTTCCACGTCCAGGGTGGCGCTGGTGTCGGCAACGGTGGTTTGCATCCCGGCATGACAGCGCAAGGTCAGGGTTTCCCCGGCGTCGTATTCCATCGGGATCGGGATTTGAAAGCGGGCGTAGCGCGTGCAGCCGGCCGCTTTCACGTCGCCCGTGGTCAGATACAGGCTGTTGGTTCCGAACGCGGCGCCGGCCAGCCCCAGGTCATCGTCGGCCGCGGTTCCGGGCAAGTTGGTCTGGGGAGCGTCGTGGACGCGCGCGTTGATCAGCGGAATGACGAAGGGTTGGTTCGTGTCCTGTTGGAGGTTGGTCCGCTCGTAGGTGGGCAAGCTGCCGTCCACTTGCAGGTTGCCGGTGATCCGGCAATCCCCGGTGATTCTCTGGACAACGGTCATGCGTTGGTTACCTCAATTTGAAGGGTCGAAATCGCCAGCAAATCCTGGGGGTCGGCGTTGCGGGCCACGTAGTCTTCCGCCTGGTCGGTGGTGTCCAGCCATCCATAGGTGCCGTCGCCCATCATTCCGAGGTTGTTGGCCCGGTCGTTGACCCAGGCCCGGCAGGCGGTGCGCACCGCGTCGGCCAGTTCCACCGCTTCCAGTTCGGTCTGGGCCACCGCTTCCACGTCCCAGAATTCGCGGAACGGGGTTTCCTCAGTTTCGCCCAACACGTCCAGGTATTCCACGCTGCGTCGGGAGAGCCAGAGAAACGGCACGATCCGCAGCGCCGGCACCCAGGTCAAGCTGATCCGCGAATCCACCAGGGCGGCCACGTCGGCGTCGTCCAGGAGCATGGCCCGTAGGTCGGTTCCGGTGGTGTTGCTCATCGGGCCATCCCCCCGCGCACCTTGGCGGTTTCGGCCCGCATCTTCTCGGCAAACTGCTTTTCGAAGGCCGAGAGCGCCGGCCGATAGGCCACGTTGGCCGCGGCGTCCATAAAGGGCTGCGGCCGGGTTCCAGGATGTTCGATCCTGGACACGTAGCCGAATGGGGTCACCAGGGCGTTTCGCTTCTCGGTCCCGTCGCGCTTGATAGGGGCGGTGGCATCGGGGATCAGGTGGGGCCGGGTGCCACCGGTCACCAGGTGCAGATAGCGAGCTGCGTTGCTGGATCGCTTCTTGAGCATCGCTTTGGTCCGCTTGGCCCGCACCAGGCCGGTGACGGTCCCGGTGGTGCGGTCGTTCTTGACCGATCCGCTGATCTGGCGGCGCAGGTTGCCGGTATCGACCGGGGCCAGGCGGCGGGCTGTGGTGATCAGGACTTTGTTTCCTGCCCGGACCGCCGCGGAAACCACCCGGCGGCGCGCGGCCATGTCCAGGTGGGCCAGTACCTTTCTGGTCTTCTCCGCCCCTTCGATCCGCACGCCCACGTTCATTGCGTTTCACTGCACAAGAGTTCCAGGGTATGGTTGCGCTGGTCCACGTTGACGGCGCGCAGCACGTTTAAGGTCATACTTCCCACGACGACGCGCCAGGTGCGGCTGGTCACGTCGCTACGGTAGTTGATCAGCACCCGGTAGGTCGCTTGCTCGCAGAATTGGCGGGCATACTCGGCCCAGCGCCCCGAAAGCGGGATCACGTTGGCGTAGACCGCCGCGGCGGTTTCCCAGGTTCCGGTCGGGTGGCCGGCGTCGTCGTCGCTGTCCGCGGACCATTGCTGCAAGGTCACGGTGCGATCGAGCAAACCGCGCGGGGCGGCGTAGGTTCTCGGGCTCGGGTAGGGGCTGGGCATGCTCGATCAGCGCCTTGGACAAAGTAGCCGGCCGACCCCTTTGACGGCGCGGCGCAGCGGCTTGGCCATGCGCACCGCACGGACGGGCGCCCGCACGATCGCCACGGCGGCCCGGCGCAGCGGGCGGCGTGGGCAGGCGGTGGCGGTCGCCTGGAAACACAACAGCATGGCCACAATCAGCAGAGAGCGCAGCACGGCAGTTCTCCCAGGGGTCAGAAATCCACGGTCATGGCGGCCAGGCAACTGAGCATGTGCCGCCGCTCGTTCTCATCCGGCGGCCGGCGCTCGTAGCGCCAGCGGCAGTAGGTGTAGATGAATTCTTTAGCCGGGGCGGGCACGTCGGCGGCGCCCCCGTAGCCGGCCACGTAGGTCACGGTGAACACGGCCAGGTCGTTGGTTTCCACGGTGGGCAAGGTGCCGTCCGGGTCCAGGCCGATCCGGGCCGGGTCACTGGCCAGGTCGGCCGTGTAGTTGGTGCTGGCCCAGGTCTGGGAGCTTCCGGCCGTGTCCGTGTATGTGATACTGGTGACCGATTGGACCGGCCCGCGGTGCAGGCGCAGCGGGCGGGCCAGGTTGTCTTGCGGCAGGCGGTCGTAGGCTTCTTGAATCGTCTGCGTGCAGAGGGCCCGGCCGCAGGCCCATTCTAGGTGCCGGGTCGCTTCGTCAATCAGGGCTTCGAGCTTGTCATCATCGGCCGAGTCAATCGAGAGTTCGGTAGCCAGGTCCGCGGCGCTGATCGGCCGCGCGGTGGGAGCTACGGAAACGCTCAAGCTGTAGTGGTCCAGCATGGCCTAGCAAACCCCAGGGGGCCAGTTTTGCGCCATGGCCCAGGGCGTTCTGGGGAGCGCTGCGCGCGGATCAGTCGGTAATGGCGGCCACCGCAGCCGGGGAGGCGTGCCGGGCCGGGTATAGGGCGTACAGGACCGAAATCACGGTGTTAACCGCGTTGGCGGTGCCCACTCGGATGCAGTCGAAGTTGTTGGCCACGTCCAGGTCGGCGGCTTTCACGTCGATTACGTGCAGGAAGTTTTTGTTGTTGGTGGTGGTCGTAGTGAACGTGTTGGACGTGACCGCGGTGGCGGTCAGGGTGTCGGAAGCGGCCGTGTCGCTGTTTGCCTTCTGCGTGGTCATGGCCAGGGCCTTTTCACTGGTCCCAGCCACGGCCGTTGCTTGCAACAGGGTAATGGCCGATCCGGTCACGTCGGCGGCGTTGTCGCCCATGATGATGATGCTACATCGGTCGTAGCCCTTGAGGCTCACATAGTCGGGCGTGCTACTGCTGGGCGTGATCGGCGCCAGGCCGGTCACCAGTTTCACCAAGTCGGCCAGTTCTGCGTTGCGGAACATATCAGGATCCTCGGAGCGGAAAATGAGTCTTGGGGTCAAACGCTCGTATCAGGCAACGGCCGCTCAGCCGGCACGCTCGGCCAATGTCACAAACGGCGAATAGGTGGCCGATCCGTCCCGGGCCGACAGGTAGGTGGACCAGTAGGGTTGCCCGGCGATCCGCAGAATGAAGCGGAACGCCATCACGTCATAATCGAAGTAGAGGTGAATGGACGTATCCTGCCGCATGGCCCGGGAAACGGTCAAATACTGGCTGAAATCGGCCAGGAAAATGTCGCCCAGGTCGCCCACGGTTTCGCAAAGCTGCGTGGGGATGATCGGCCGGCCCAGCAGGGTCGTATAAGGCGATTGGTTCATGCCCCCGGGCGGAATGAACATCGGCACGCTGGAGCTGGTGCCCTCCATCATGAGTTTCATGATTTGGGGCTCGGCGTCCTGGTTGATCAGCCAGACCGCCTTGCGCCGGCTGGGGCCATAGCAGGCCGCGTACATCTTGACCAGGTTGGTGACGTTGATGGTGTCGGCCGTTTGCGACCCTTCCGCGGCCACGGTCACCAGACAGGGCGCGTTAAGGATCCCCAAAGGTTGCCCGGCCCCGGTCCCGTGGATGATGCAGCGGTCAATTTCGTAGCCGATTTTTTGCGGCGCCTTGGTTCGAATCCAGCGGTCCAGGGCGGCCGAGTCGGCGGCCAGTTCCTCGGTGACCGATACCATCACGGCCAGTTTTGCCAGGGTCAGGCTGTTTTGGCGCATAACCGGCTTGGATTCGGTCAATTGCTTGCCTTCCCCGACCCAGTACGCGGCGATCCCGGAGCTACTCCAGGGGGCGGTTTCGTCGCTCATGTAGACGAACGTGTTCGATTGGGAAATCTGGTGATCGCAGCGGGCATACAGGCTGTCTTCCGCGTCGATCAGTTGCATGATTTCCGTGCGGTAGTCGGGGGGCACGCTGTAGCCCCCGTCCGGTCCGCTGCCCTCGGTGGCGTAGGTGGTCGGGGCGTTGGCCAGCAAACGCTGGTCGATCCGGCCCCCGCGGGCCGAGGCGCCCATCACCGCTTGGAGAAAATCCCCCATGGTGTGGAACCCGTGCCGGGTCCGGTCCAGGGCGCTGGGCACGCCGGTGATTCGATCCCGGGGGCGGCCGGAATCGTCCCGCGGGGCGTCCCCGGCGTCGGCCGGGGTGCGGCGGTTACTGCCCGCGGCGGCGGCCGGGGTGGCCAGGGCGGCCAGGGTCCGTTCATGGGCCTGGATCTGCTCCTGGACGGTTTCCCGTTCATCGCAGAGCTGATTCGCTTCGGTGGTCTCTTCCGCGGAGAAGGGCCGATTGTCCTTGTCGGCCAGGTCGCGGAGTTCCGCCAGACGGGCGGCGATCTGCTGAAGTCGTTCGCGGAGTTTTTCGAGCATGGCGGGGGCCCTTGCAAGGGTGATGAGCTGGTTTCTTCACGCGGCCCGCGTGCAACGGCCCCCGCCTGGGAGCTTGATTGATCGTATGGTGGCCACTGGGGGCCGGATCGTCAAGGCGATCGGAGCGCCGCATCAATCCGTCTACGGGCCCGCAGGGCGTCCCAGTGGGCGGCGATCCGCTCGGGCATGTGCAACCACTCCCGCCCCCCATGGGCGGCTTGTGCAAGCTGCTCCCCCACGTTGTCGGCCAGGCCGGCGGCGATCGCTTCCTGGGCGTCCAGCCAGGTTTCCGCGGTCATCCAGTCCATTACCTCGGACTGTTCGTGCCCGCTGCGCAGCGCCAGAACTTTGCTGATTTGTCCGTCGAGTTTTTCCAACAGGTTGGCCTGTTCGCGCATTTCCAGGGCGTTTCCCATCTGGAAACCCCATGCCCGGTGAACCATCATGACCGCCCCATCGGCGATCGTGAGGCGCCCCAGGCTGGCCGATTGGGCGATCACGGCGGCGATCGAGAGCGCGGCCCCGTCCACGTAGACGTTGACCCTGCCCTTGCGGCGTGCGAGTTGTTGGTAGATCGTCATGCCGTCGAACACCGATCCGCCCATGCTGTTGATCCGTACGTCGATTTCCGGCGCCCGGGCGTGGGGCTGGAGCATGGCGGCAAAGGCTTTGGGGGTCAGGCCGTCGAATTGCTCGCCAATGTCCTCGTAGATCAGAATTTCGGGAATCGTCATGTGTCAATTCTCCAATCAGTGGTTCCGCTGATCGCGCCGGCCAGGCCGTCGGTCATTCGTTCCAAATCGGCGTCCCCCCAGCGGCGCCGGGGCCGGGCCGCGGCGGCGTAGGCGTCGGCCAGTTCCTCCAGCCGGTGCAGGATGGTTTCCGCGCTTCCGCCCAGCAGGTCGGCAAACGGCAGGGCCAGGGGGGCCAGTTGCGTACGCACGTAGACGCGGAAGTTGTACCCCAGGTCGTCGCGGTCGCTCTGGCGGACCAGGATCCGGCGGACCGCGGCCCGGACCACCGGGCGCAGGGCGGCCAGCCGGTCACTCGGGGCCTGGTCGTCCGCGGCGTCGTCCGCCTGGTCGTCTTCCTCGGGCGGCGCCTCTGGAGCTGGGGGCGGCGGCGGCGGGGGCGGTTCGATTGCTCTTTCGAGCAAGGTCATGTTGGCGGGCACGAAACGGGCGTCCCCTTCGGGGCCGATCGTGTTACGGTCTTCCAATTCGAGAATGTCGTTGATCGAGAATATCCCGCGGTCAAACATCATTTGATAGGCCCGGGTGCGGGTTTCGAAATCACCCCGCAGCAAGGCGTTAACGTTCATCTTGGAGTACAGGCGGCGCCGCGGGTTGGGGCCCAACAGTTTGCGGTCGGCTTCCTGTTCAAGTTTCACAATCCAGGGCGTGAGCGAATCCTGTACGAATTCCATGCTCTGGTGGACGATGTTCGAAAACGTGGCATATTGCAGTTCGGCCACTTTGTGGGGCGGAACCCGGAAGATGCGGCAGATTTCCAGCGTCGAAAACTTCCGCCCTTCGAGCATTTGGGCGTCCGTATTATTGATCCCCAGCGGCTTGTATTCCATTTGCTGGGGCAGGGCCAGGGTGCGGTATTTGTTCTTGCCGCCCGTCCATTCCTTCCACAGTTCTTCAATCGTGCGGCGTGCCTCGGGGCGGACCGGGCCCACGGGCATCAGTAGGCCCATCGGCCGCGCGTCGTTTTCGACAAAAGCGATCTGCGTGTCCTGTTCTGCCAGCGCCAGGCCGATACTGCGCGCGTGGTAGCTGATGATCGAATACCCTGCCAGCGCATCGCCCAGGCCGCGCAGGTGGAACATATCGGCCGCGGGAATCACGATCGGATCGCGCCCCGGGGCGTATACCAGGTACGCGAGGTTCCCCGCTTCGTCGCGCATGGGTTCCACAATGTCGGGCCGGATCAGGTGCAGGGCCAGGGGAACGAAGGTGTTTGGGTCGCGTTCGATTTCGGCGTACCCGTTGCCCTGAAAGATCGCATCCAGGACCAGACATTCGCGGAACACGGCCGGGGTGAGTTCTTGGCAGGGCTGCACGGACAGCAGCCGGTCGGCCGGATGGCTCGTCAGGTGGCGGCGCCCCTCGGGCACCTTGGCGAATACGCCCCAGGGCAGTTGGGAAATGCTCTCGCAAATCACCCGGCCGCAGGCCCAGGCGGTGGCATAGCTCAAGGCCCGGTCGCGGTTGACCGCTTGGCCGGCGGCGTAGGCCACGGTCCGGGTCGAAAACAGCGGGGTCTGATCGGCCGGGGTGCGGCGGCGGGCAAACCAGGATCGGAAGCGGTCCAACATGGCGGTCAGTCCAGGGTAAAGGCAAAGTCGCTTGCGGGTAGTTCGCGGATCGTCTGGGCAGTGGCCATGATCAGGGCCACGATTCCGTCGATTGTCCTATGGTCGGTCTTCTCGCGGCGCACGGGTCGGATGTTCCCATTCGGATCGCTGTAGACCAGCACATGCCCCGCTTGCCAGGTCAGCACGGGGTTTTTCGGGTGGGCGAAGCTGGCCGAGAGGATCCGGCGTTCGAGTTCTTTGGCCGGTGAGTTGAAGTTGGAAACGGTCTGGGGGAACTTGAGGCGTTCAATTCCCAGTTCGTCCTGGAATCTGGCGGTGATATGTTCGGCGTTCCAGGGGTCATAGAGAACGTGTGAAATGTACGTTTGCTCGGACAACTCCCTGATCCGGTCGAATACCAGGCCATAGTCCACGGTGTCCCCGGGCGTTAGGTGCAGGTGCTTGGCCTTGGCCCAGTCCAGCATCGGGACGTGGGGCTGGAGTCGGCGGGCGGTTTCCTCGGGCAACCAGAATTCCGGCCAGCAGCAAAGGCAATCGTCATCCATCCAGGTCAAGACGGCCGCGGTCAGGTCTTTGGTGCGCGAGAGGTCCAGGCCCAGGGCGCACGTCTTGCCTTCGATCTGCTCCAGGCCGTAGCGCCGGCCGCAGTCCTTCCAATACTGGGCGTCCAGCCAGGCCGCTTCTGGTTGGGTCCACACGTTCAAACGGTAGCGGCGGAAAGCGGCTTGAAGTCTTCCGTTTGCCTTGGCTTCCGTGCAGGAAGCGGCGATTTCGGAACGTTTGACCGTATTTCCCAGGCTGGGATTTGCTTTCTTCCAAACGCTCGGCTTCGTCCAGTCGTCGTCGTCGTCGGCTTCGTAGACCACCCCCAAGAATTCATGGTCCACGATCCGCCCCGCGTTCACGTCGCGGGCATACTCGTATTGATTCCAGAGTAGACTCTGGCGGTCATCCCCGGCGGTGCTAATCGCCAGCAACAGGCAGTCCGGGCGGCTGGCCCCTGCCCAGCGGATGCTTTCCCAGAGGCGCGTGCCCTTCCAGACGTGGAGTTCGTCGGCGATCAGGGCCCGAGGGTTCAGGCCCTCCAGTTGGTCGGGATCGTGGGCCAGGGCCCGGCAAAGGGTGTCGGTGGGCCCGTGCAGCACCCGGGCCAGGCTTTCATTGATGTGGCAGGTAGCGGCCAGGGCGCTGGATCGCTTGACCATCCGGCGGACGTGTTTGAACACGTTGTCCGTCTGGATCTTGTCCTTGGCCACAATTACCACTTCGGACCCCATTTCGATCTGCTCGGGGGCGTGGAAACCATAGGCCAGCAGCAGGCCGATGGCCGCGGCGAACGGACTCTTGCCGTTCTTCTTGGGCACCATCACCAGGGCCCGGCGGTAGCGCAGGGCCCAGCGCCCCCATTCCTCGGACCACTTGACCCAGCCCAACAGCCGCATCAGAAAATCGCTCTGCCAGGGCATCAAGACAAAGGGCTGGCCAGTCCATGTTCCTTCAACAAGCTGAAGGTGTTTGGCGATCCAGCCGATTGCGTAGGCGCCCTGGGCCGGATCGAAGCGGTAGCCGGCCTTGATTGCCGCCAGGTCGGCAGGAGAGCGGATCCACTTCTGGGCCACTTTGCGGGGCGGAAGCGGCAGCGGACGGCAGGAGAGTGGTTCAAACCGCGTGCCCGCGGCTTCCAGGGGCCCATGCCGATCGGCCCGGTAGGTGCCCCGGGCCAGGTGTTCGCGCGCGCTGTATTGTCGGCGCCGGCCGCGGCGGTTGGGGTTGGGCAGGATGGCCGGGCCGGTCAGTCTTTCGCGTCGTCGTCCGTTGCTTCCGTGGGTGGGACTGAGCATGCGTAATCCAGAAGTTGCCGAATCGCCCGCAGGGCGGTCCCAAGCTGTTGTTCCAGCAGGGCCCGGCGGTAGACTTCGCGGGTCGCATCTAGGCACCAGCCCCGCAGCACCTCAGGGCAGGCGGTGGCGATCCGCTCATAATGACGTTGGGCTGCGGTCATCGTCGCCTGGGGGTCTTCGCCCGGGAACTTGGCAGCCAGGGAGCGGGCCACGTCGTCGGCGCGCAGTCCGTCCAGGATCCAGACGACCGCCTGATTGAGCGCCACACTGTTGACCGGCTTGGATTCGGCAGTGGTACGCGATTTGCTCATGTCGGAAAACTCGTTTTGGGCCAAAGGCCGCGGAAGCGGG